GCAAGGAGCCGTTTAATCAGCGGTTCCCAAGCGCGATACTTGCACGTATTGCACTGTTAGGTTCGGGATGTTTTGTTTCCTGGGCCGTTAGTTCGCGCTTTAAGGATGAGGTCCGTCGTTTGGTCTCGTCCTTCGCGCAGCGCCTCTCTGTTGAGCCGGACATTGTGTCTGATGTTTCCAGGGATGTGTTTGCGCAAACCGTGTTGTCCCCGCCAAAAACCGTGGCGGGGCATACGCACGCCAATGCTGCCGCTCTTCGTAGTTCCGCTACCTCGTTTGCTCGCCTTATGGCTGGAGCTATCGGCGTTAGTTTGTACTCTTTGAGTATGTCTAAGTCCGATCAGAGGAAAGGAATACGAGGAGAACGGCAGTGGTTTTGGTCTAAGGATGTCAATGCCGATAATAGATGCGACAGGCGACTCCCAGACGATTTGTTGTATATGTGTGACGTGGATTACTACGTTGACATGCCACAAGCTCTTGCTTCCGAAGCAAAGCCTGTGTTGTTGTACACCGTCGTCCCGGAGGATGCCTGTGGTGTCTCGGTAGACGACACAAGCTTCTTTTTCGATGCTGACGGATCCCTTGTGACGTTTGTTGCGGGTGGAGGAAGCTACTCCCACTACTTGTGGGATTATGCTGGTGATTCCGTGATTGCAGAGAAGAAGTTCCTTGGCTTAACGTATCGCTTAGTTGTGTACGCCGTTGAACGCCGACAGGTTGGATTTAGCAGACAGTTAGTTTTGCTTTCTCCAATCCGGGTCTTCAACGGCTTAGCGGCATTCTTAGCGTCTCTTGTCTTGGATGGCAAGAGGCTGCAGAGATTTTCCCCAGTTGTTACAGGGAAAGACGGCCAGAAGTTTGTTAGATTCCGAGTGCATAAATCGGATGGCACTTACTTCACGACCGCTCGCCCTGGTACTCATTTGTGTGCCACTGTGCCCGCCGCTATTGATGAAGCGGTTGCCTCAGTAGCGCGCCTGGGAACGTCAAACCTCATGCTACCCTCCACAGCCTCTTGGCTTGGAAAGGAAGCAAGAGGGGAGGCCGCCGTACTGACTGAGTATTATAGGTCCGTAGTGGGAGCTATTGTTCCGACCGTCTACCCTGTTGGGTTGTCGGTCAGAGCTTACGCCTATGAGCCTAATACGTATGAAGCTGAAGAAAAACCGAAATTAGAGGCTTTTATGTCGCCTTTCTATCATGCCGCTTTTGCACCGGTGCCCAATGCGGCTGCCGAACGAGCTTGCGTGCGTGGTAGAATTGACGCCCTGAAGAAACCTGAACCAAAACCCAATACCTTCGTGCAGCAATGCATGGAGGAGTTTGCGGAATTGGTCGTGCGTGGAGCGGTCCTTGAACCTGTTGGAGTGGAGAGTGTTGTTGAAAAACAAACCCGAGCTGCCCAGAAGCTGAGTCTTTCTAAGGCTATGCTGGCGGGGCCGTTCGTCAACCGAGTGATAAAGTGCTTTATTAAGAGTGAAGCTTACGCGGGGGTGAAAGATCCTCGGAATATTAGCACCTATAATGACTCGGATAAGTTGACGATGGCCCAATTTGCGCTAGCTTTGTCTGAACATTTGAAACAGTTTCCTTGGTATGGTCCCGGCAAGAATCCGTTGGAGATATCAGTGCGTGTTGCAGAGATTTGCAGTAATGCATCTTATGTTAACGTTTCTGATTATCACCGCATGGATGGTACGATTACGTATTATTTGCGTCTGGTTGACCGGATGGTTTTCATGAAGGCCTTTGTAAACCATCGCCCGGTGCTCCACGAACTGATTAACAGAAATGCTGGGAACACTGGATACCTTCCCCATGGAACCCAGTTCGATCAAGGACCTTCCCACGGTAGTGGATGCTCTGCTACGAGCACGTCACAAACTTTGCGCGCAGCCTTTGCCGCCTATCTTGCGTTCCGTAATGCGGTACGGCCAGACGGAAGTAGATATACATCCGCTCAAGCCTTTGCCGCGATCGGAATACACCTTGGCGATGATGGACTTGATGCTGACCTTCCCCCCCGGTCGCATCAATGGGCTGCAACGAAGCTTGGTCTCGTGCTCGAAGCGGGTGTGGTACACCGCGGAGAACGGGGAGTCAACTTCCTTGCTCGCTATTATTCACCAGAAGTGTGGTATGGCCGTCTTGACAGTATGTGTGATGTCAAAAGACAGCTCGCCAAGTTCCACACTACAGTACGTATGCCACAGAATGTACGGCCTGAGGAAAAACTGGTGGAGAAAGCTAGAGGATATGTTGCAACTGACAGAAACACACCCGTCATTGGCCAGTTCTGTTGTAGGGCTGTGGCGTTCTCAGGAACTGAGTCTGCCCGTACAGCTCTTGGACTTGCACATTGGTGGGCAAGATTCGATGATTCCGTCCAGTTTCCGAACGATAATTCGGACGGATGGATGGACGCCGAGTTTCTTGATCAGTTTCCAGAATTCGACCGTGACGTCTTTGATGGTTGGTTGTCAACCACAAAAGACCTCACAGCGCTTCTGGGGGCCCCTCTTTGCGTTGAAACCAAGCCGGCAACTCCAACGCATGTTGATGTCGTTGTTGACGGTGATGTCCTCTCTAGTCAGATGGACACGAGTGCCAGCAGTGGGCTTGACAGCCCCACCACGAAAAAGAAGTCTAGGAAAAGACGCCGTAAAAGGGTCACCACGAAAGTGGACTAGATTGACGCGTCAGTCTCACGATACGAGACCGCCCGTTACTGACTAGTAAAAG